AGCGAATAGTCTATTCCGTTAAACCCATTAGGAGTAATATTGACAATGTCATATATAAGGTAGCTTCCAGTAACATCTTTTGTTAAATCTACATCCCAAATATTACCCTTTAGGATTGTGTTTATTTGTGGATGTTCTGACTTTATGCCCTCCATTATTGTCCTTATGTTCTTTATGGTTAAACTTTTCGACATATTTCTCTAACTTCTTTTCCTTGTTTATAGTATAAATTGACTTCTCCATTTAGTATCGTGTTCTGGGTGTACTACATCTAATCCACTTGGAGGAGTTTTATATAATGGGTAGCTATCCTCATTCTCCTTCAAATATAACTGCAATTTTCGTCTATAAAAATCTGCATTATCTTTGTATATACTTTTAGCTACTACTAATTCTCCTTCGCTTAGAGGAGTAAAGTTATCTCCAGACTTAGTTCCAGCACCTTTGTTCCTTAATTTGTATGTACCTATTCTTGTATATTTATGGCATACCTCCCATTTCAAAGCATCTCTCATATATTCCTTAATAAGAGTTTCATTTAATGTAGATACATTACCATTTTTTATTTGCGTTTGTATCTCATCAAACAAAGCACTACCGACAATAGGTCGAATAAAAGTATTCTGGATACTATCAATTAAAGGCTTCAAATATCCGTCATCTACATTGTAATGCAGTACGCTATTTTCTTTAACAAAAGCTGGGCTAACTATTAAAATCATCTTTTTCTAACTATTACTTGTTTCCATATATGTCGGCAATAAGGTACAGAGGTAGTTGTATCTGGTCGTCTATACCAACCACCACGAGCCAACCAAACATTAGTAACATCTGCTATGCCACTTGACTTCATACCATTATCTAACACAGTCTGTATTTCTTGCTTTGACCATAATCTACCCATCCCCATCATATCTTGACAAAAATCTCTCGACCTTCCTCCCTCTGATAAAGCTGGGGCATCTGGTCTAAGCTCATATCTATACTTTACTTCTCTCTCTGGCAATACTATTGCGTCTGCTATTCTTGCTCCTACATCTGTCAAACCTAAAGCACTACCCTCTATGGTAATTAATTCAGCAGTTTTAAGCACATTTATAGCCCCTATAAGCTCCTCAAATTCTAATCCTAACAAAGTAGCTAACTCAACCGACGTCATTAAAGGATTGTTCTTTAAAGCGTTTAATACTTCTTGCGTTGTTTTTTGTTCGTCAGTAGCGAATTCAATAGGGCTACCATCTGTATCAAAATTAATATTGAAACTATCTATTACCTCGTAATCTTTCTCCAATACTCCTATATTTTTGAATAAGTGGCTTATGTTTTCGTCTTTAGAAAAGCTACTACAAGAACACATCTTACCAGCATCTATCTGCTTTAGCTTTCTCTGAGCCCAAGCAATCCCCTCATCGCCTCCCCAAGCTAACCAAGCTAATCTACCACATCCATCGCCTAACTTTTTCTTAGAGTTCTTTCTATGCCGTTCAAATGCTGCCATACGAGCTATCGTATCTCGGCTTATATTATCTCTTTTAGCTAATTGGTTGGCTCTTTTTTTTCCAGTTGCCTCTAAACAAGAACCCCATCCGTTCTTTTCAGCCCAATTTAAAGCAGTTTGTGCGTTTCTACTTGCTGCTTTTGGGTAATCGTTATAAGTATCAAATTTAGTTATATGATTAAACCCCTCTAAATTCTTGTCATTAATCTCTGTATGAGATGAGCAAGGCATATACCAAGTCTTTCCGTCTATATCGTGTTCGTGATACCCTTCGCAACCTATTTGCTGAGCTACACTCTCTGCCTCCTCTATTGTATCAAATAAAGGCTTTCCGTCTTGGATTTTTTTTTCAAATATTTGCGTTAAAAACTCGTCATCTCCTTTTAATAGTTTTAGAGATACCTCCTCAGATAGCCTTAAAAACTCCATTAAAGCAGCTTTCCCTTGACTAACTGAAAGAATGCCAGATTTTACTTGCTCTACGATTGAAAGTGCTGAGGCTATTTGAGCGCCATTATAAGAGGCTTCCTTTTGCTCTTTCTCTTCATCTACGCTTTCTACTACAACTTCGTTAGGATTATCTGTTTGTATTGGTTCTACTGGGATGTCAGACACCTCAATAGCTTCCTTTAGTTCTAACCCAGTTTGGTCAGTAATTAGTTCTCTAATTTCCTCTCTATCAAGGTTAGCTAAGATAATATCAGAAGTTAAGTCAATAGCGTCTATCGGTTTAAGTGGTATAATCTCAATATCTGTTCTTTGTATCTCGTAAAATGCTAATTTCTTTATAGTTCTAAGCAGCGTATTTTGTCTTTCAGCTATATAAGTATTTGTAAATATCTCATACGCTAAATCAAGCTCGTTTCTTGCTCCTAATTGACCCTCCTCTTTTACTCCAAACAAGATAGGGTTAGTAACTCTATGCCCAATAAAGATAGATTCTTTAACCCTTTTGGACATTTCTACATATCTTTCGTGGAGGTCATTACCATTTAGGCTCGTAATCTCGCTACTATTGTCTTTAGCTGGGCTAAATAAGTGTACTATTTTAGTTCCAGTAGCCTTACCGAATTTCTCTTGAAATGCTTTCTCAAATTTCTCTGCTTCCTCTTTGGTTTCTGGTACTCCGTTATTATGTTGTATTAACGTACCACCTACAAAGCCATTCTCTACCTCATTAAGCCAGTAATCGCCAATTTGTACATCTGTTTTAATCTCAGCAAGTGACCCTACATAAACTGGCAAAGGATAATATTTAAGGTTTGGTCTATAATCAACGTGATAAATAACACCCCTTTTCTGTTCTGCATCTCTTGGATTATATCTCTCTAAATACTGAATACTTGGCTTAGAGTTTTTTGTGCCTTTGTCAGTAATCCAATCATCTGCGTATTGTATACTTCCGTCTAATCCTACTCTAATATTAGCAAAGTCAATATGGTGGTATTGGTTTCCTACCTTAGTTCTAATAACCTCAATAGCATAGCCGTTAAATATCTCATAATCTAACGATAAGCTCTTCATTAAAGATGTCCAATCTTGGTCTATATTGGCTTGGCTTAACCATTTTTTAGTTTCTAAGTCATCGCCCTCTAATCCGTTACCTATTGTATAGCCCACTTTACCATTAATAATAGCGTTATGAGTGCTACTATCGTTGTATAGGTCTATTAGCTCGTAAGGGTACATATTATCTGCACCAAACCAAACTATGTTCTTATTCTTTTTCTCTAAAAACTTAGGTACTTCTTGTGAAGCAAACTCCGTTACTATTGGAAACTTATTCATATATGTAAGTATTTTGTTCGTCTGTGTACGAATATACGACTTCTTGTGGTTGTTTCAATCTTAATATGCCTCTGTGTATCTCAATTCCCTCAGTTCCTCCCAGCGTAGTGGCATTTATTATCTTATACGGATAATCTCCGTTATTAGGTAGCTTTATTGTAGCGTTAGGAAGGTCTTGAGTTCCCTCAACTAACGTAAATTTAACATACCTATTATTTACTTCTGCTGGAGCTGCTAAAGTAGCGTTTACTTCATACTCAGCACTTTGAATAGACATTGTGTAGTAAGTGTTCTCAACCTCATTTGAGATGTTACAATAAACGTAATTTGTTGTTTCTTTTTCTATTATGTCCATTTTTGTATTAAAAAAAGCCCACCCCTATTACGAAGTGGGCTATGATGTTTCTATTTAGAGTTAGATTCTCTTATAAAGGTAACGTTACAGTTACTATTGGCATAGGCTCTGGCTCTTGTGCTTGGAAAGAAAGGCTATAACCATTTCTATCTCCTAAAGCAGTTCCAGTTCCGTTGTCGCCAGAAACTAATCTCACTCCGTTAGTTTCTCCCATTAGCCAGTAAGTACCATTATTATCTTTAATAATTATACTCATCTTAGCTCGTGCTATCATTTTAACCTCATTACGCTTAGCTTTCTCCATTTTATTGAGAACATAAGTCGCAGTCTGGTCAAAGAAGCTACTTCCATTTGCATCATTTACAGTTGGATTATCATTCATTACAGACGCAGCTCCTTGAGCATTAGTACATTCAAACTTATGATAAGTCAGTCCAGTACCACTCAAAGCAGTTACTTCTCCACTTCCATCGTTAGTAGCAGCAAAGTCTGTCGGCATATTTGCTATCCAGAACTCAGCTACTCCACCGATTGAATCATTACACCCTACCTCAAAGCCATTTAAAATATTACAAGACATATCTTTTTTCTATTTTAAAGGGTTAGGCTAATGTAAATTCAACTATCTCGTCTGGGTATGCTACTTGTAAACCTCTCTTAAATTTAACTCGGTAATATACCTTATCGTCTTTCTTGTCGTACCACATATCAAACTCTTCGTCATCTCCTTGTAAGTCAAATCCTAAGAAGAAGTTTTCTTTAGTACCTAAGAACATTCTATTAGTTCCGTCAAGACCAGCAACACCTACCAACTGAACGTTTTTACCAGCGATTGAAGTAGTGTAGTTAGCCCAATCAGTAGCATTTACGTGGTATAGGTTTTTAGCATTCAAAGTATCTACGTATTTGTCAAAAGTATCTTGACCTACGAATAATACTTGATTAGCAGCTGATTTAACTTTAGCTGGTCGTGCATTACAGATATCAGTAATCAATCCGTCAATGTTACCAGAAGCACCAGCAGTAATTGCAGTAGCAGAAGAAGTATTACCATCTACGGCAGTAGTAGCAGCATCAATAATCTTAATAAGACCATCGTATCTTTTAATATAAACGTTAGCAGAAGTAGTATCTCCTTGCCAGTCAGCTACCTCGTTATGCTCCATAATTGTTTTAATTACAGACTCAGCAACCTCAGCTTCAAAAGCCATATCCTCAGTTTCACCATTTCCAGCTCTAAGCAAGATTTGAGTGTACTTTGGGATTAAATCCTTCATACAAAATCCACTAAAGTAAGTAATTTGACCTACTGT